CCGCACGTCAGCAGCGCCTGCTCCAGCTGGCGGATCGCCGTCAGCAGGCCCCCCTGCGTCTCCGGCTGAACCGCCGGTACCGGACAGCTGCTGATGACGGGACAGCCACGCCAGATAATCACTGGCGGTGGCGAAAGCGGGGTGCTGCTGCAGCCGGATAATCCCGTCAGGCAGAGCAGCATGGCTCCAGTTTTGTAGTGCCTCATTGCTGTGCAGGACCCTCTGATCGTTGACATATTGTTTCAGGGTGATATCGCCGGCCCTGAGCAGGGACTGGCGCAGCGTGCGCTCGGCCTCGGCCTGGCGGGAGATATCCGCTTTCAATTGCCTGATGACGGCGTTTCGCTGATCCACCCCCGCGTGGAGCACGGCGTTACGCTGCTGCAGTTCGATGCGCTCACGGTAAAGAATGGCCAGCCAGCGCCCGCCGCCACCCAGCGCGATCAGCAGCGTCAGCACCAGGGTTATCCATAATCGGGTCATCCCACCCCCTTCAGGCACAGGGCGCGTTCAGCGCTTCTTCGCGCCTCAATTCCCTTATTACGTACGCCCGCGACATACACCCAGCGCATCAGCTGATCGCAGGCTGCCCGCCACTGCTGCTGATTGATCAGCCGGGCATAGGTGGAGCGACAGACCGCGCTCACGCCGACGTTAAAGGCAAAGGAGACCGTGGCGTCCCAGACCCCCTGCGGCATCGTCACCTGCAGGCAGCGGGCGATACCGCGCTCTACCCGCTGCACGTCATCAATCAGATTGACCGCTACCTGACGCTCACTGACCGCCGTCACGGGCGTCACCCCCCGGGTATGGCCGATACCGTTCGTCCAGACACCCGCACTGCACTGATACGGTGAAGTCCGGCAGCCCTCGGCACTGGCCAGCAGCTGCAGGCCCTCGCCGGAGATCTGCAGCGTGGAGAACGACGGCAGCGTGACGGCCAGCGCCAGTACAATCAGCACCGCACATTTTTTAGCGGGTGAATTCATCTTCGCTCCCGTTTCTCTGTCGCTGTTGCCACAACCGCCAGGTCTTACGGCGGTAATGCCAGTTGATAAAGAAGTTCGCGATGTTGATGCACAGCGTCACCACAGCCACCAGCGCACCCACCATAAAGGCGATGTCCTGTACGGTGTGCCGGCTGGCCCACATCATCATCACACTGGTGAAATAGCCGATCAGTGAGCTGCTTTTCTCCATCGGTCAGCTCCACAGATTGAGCGTTTCGTGGGTGGCAGAAAGGGAGAGCGACGGAAGCTCAATCGGATAACCGTGAGGCAACCGGGCTCCCTGTTCAGCCAGTCCGCGATTCGCGGCATAAACGGCTTCCACCACCTGCCGCGTGCGGCCATAGTGGCGAAAACAGATCTCATCGACGCAGTCATCCTGCAGGGCATAAATTTTCATTTTTCACTCCCCCGTAGCGGGTATTACGCTGACAGAAACGGCCGGGAAAGAGGTTGGGGTGATGACTTCCGCTTCCCAGTGCCGGGTAATCTCAACCAGTGTGCGTTCTCAACTTATGGCGCTCAATTGGGGGGTGTTGTAGGACAGGTGTGACAACGTGCACCCCCCTGTCCGGGACGAATACGGGCGGTATTCAGCCACCGGCGGCGGTAAGATGGGGGCAACAGACATAAAAAAAGCCCCCATAAAGGGAGCTTGAGCAGAACAGAATGCAGGAGGATATTTCAGGGACGGGCACGCAGTGAACAGAACGCCCGGACGGCAAATAACACGCGGATCGCGTGCTTAAAAAGCGTTAACGTTCGGTATTAGGGGGGGAAAAGACAACGGAGAACTGGCCATTTTTCAGCTCTATACCGCTGGCAAGATCCGCGATCAAATGCAGCGCAATCTCACGATCCCGCTCCCTGCAAACCCCTTCAGAGGTTAATCTTGCTATCAGTTCTACGCGCTCCAGAATCACGCTTTCGGCTAATTCTTTGTCCACAACTCCCCCTCCTTTTCACTGTACATACATACAGTATCATAGCACTTACCAATAAGAAAAGTTTTTTACGTGTACCTGCAACAATGTTTATCACACTGATAATTATAAAAATAATAAATTTCCCCCACCTTGTCCTGCCTGTAGGGATTGAGGCGTTGCCACTCTTTTTTGAGAGGACAGAGAAGAGATGTGACGGTGAAAAACGGGGATTAACGGGCGCTTAATTAATTAGCGACACTCATATTCAGGCCGCGCTGGCCGTGGATGGAGAGGCGCATTCACTTAAGATGAATTGCCGGGCTGGGGAAGGAAAACCGATGGTGTTACGGGTTGTAAAAATGGCCTCCATCGGGCAAAATCTCATAGAATTCCTGTTCTCTCTATCCTGATGTGCCCTTAAAGCTACAATAATAAATTGCGCACTCCCCAAAAATGAAATCACCAGGAGTATGAGAGTGAGCCTAAAAATCGACTTTCAGAATGGCGCAAAAGAGGTGCTGGATCGCGTACTCCAGGCCTACGGATTTTCGACGAAACTGGCGCTGGCTGAACACCTCGGCATTGCCAGTAGCAGCCTGGCTAATCGCTATTCGCGCGGTCATTTTCCCTCTGACATCGTGATCCGCTGCATGGCCGATACGCAGGCCTCATTACAGTGGCTGGCAACCGGTGAGGGAGAGTCTCCGTCGGCCACCGCAGTAACGGATGCTCCACAGGCATCGCCGTCAGCGCATCTCCTGTCGCTCCCCCGCCAGCGTCTGGACGGCGGGAAACTGACCGATCTGACCGACATGACGCTGGAAGCGGCCTTCTTTGAAGGCTGGTCCATCATCCCCGAACGGCCGCTACTGGTGATTGATGGCCAGCAACAGTTCATCGCCGAGCAGCTGTTCAGCGAGATCCAGGACGGTGACTGGCTGGTGTCGCTGGAGGGCCAGGTCAGCGTCCGCAGTCTCACCCGTATTCCTCCGGGACGGGTGCGGGTGGCCAACGGCCAGCAGCAGTTCGAATGTGGACTGAATGAGATCATCCCCCTGGCCCGCATGGTGATTGCCTGCCGCCCGGTGTAATAACGATAAAGTACAAGGCCACGTCCTGTGGCCTGACGAACGGCGTTATCCCTGTGTCAGTGTCCCCTGCCATGGCCACTGATTGAGCTGAATTCCCCGTTTTTTCGCGCCTTCACCAAAATCATGCAGCAACGCTTTGACGTCCGGGTCGATATATTCTGCGCTATCGTGATCCACAATCACCACGCTGTTCTCCGGGATCTCCGCCAGCAGCCCCTTCAGGCGCGGATTGTGCATAAAGGTCAGGTTCTGCTGGAAGCGCAGAACATAATGGTCATCGTAGCGCGTCAGCAGCATGGCATTACGGTGGCTTTTATAGATGCTGAACAGGATCTGCGTCGCCAGGCCGATACCAATTCCCGCCAGCATACCGAACATCAGAATACCGCCAATCGTGGCAAGGAACGGCACCGACTGCGGCGCGCCCTGCCGGATCTGCGAGACAAACAGTCCCGGCGTGGCCAGCTTGTAGCCGGTATACAACAGAACGGCGGCAAGGCTCGCCAGCGGGATAGCATTCAGCACCCCGCTAAACCACAGGCCACACACCAGCAGCAGCGCGCCATGAAGCAGGATCGACAGCTTGCTCTGCGCGCCCGCGCTGACGTTGACCGAACTGCGCACGATCACCGCAGTAATGGGCAGGCCACCGAGAAAACCGGACAAGGCATTACCGATCCCCTGGGCGCGCATCTCTTTATCCGGTGACGGGGCCGGATGCTGCGGGCGCAGCTTTTTCAGCGCTTCCTGACTGAGCAGGGTTTCCAGGCTGGCCACAATCGCCAGCGTGGCGGCAATCAGATAAACCGCTGGGTTCTGCCATGCCTGCCAGTCCGGCCGCTCCAGCTCGCTGGTCAGAGCCGCAACGCTGTCAAAGGTGGGCAGAGAGATTCGCGGCAGACCGGACGCGAGGTCGGGGAAAAAGCGCCCCCCCAGCACCGTGGCCAGGCAGCCCAGCAACACCGCCATCAGCGGGCCCGGCATCCAGCCCAGCCAGCGGTTATTTTTGACGGTTTTAGTGGTCCACAGCCAGAGTACCAGCAGCCCGGCAGACGCCACGGCGATCGCGGGCAGAGAGATATTCAGCGACCCGCCGTTCAGCAGTGAGGTCAAATCGCTTTCACCTGCCGCCCCAAGGGCAACCGGGATTTGCTGAATGATCAGCAGGATGCCGATCGCGGCCAGCATCCCCTTGATCACACTGCCCGGTACCAGGGTAATAAAACGTCCGGCACGCAGCGCCCCCATCAGGAACTGCAACACACCGGCTATCATCAGCGCCAGCAGCAGGGCTGAAAAGGATCCCAGCGTCTCGACAGCCCCGGTAACAATCGTGACCAGCCCCGCAGCCGGGCCGCTGACCGCAAATTTTGACGGGCTGAAGGTGGTGACCACCAGCCCCCCTATCACCCCGGTCAGCAGGCCGACAAACGGCGGCAGCCCGCTGGCCTGGGCAATCCCCAGGCATAAAGGGAGCGCCACCAGAAACACCACCAGCCCGGCGGGAATATCCTGACGTAAGGTCTTCATATTCATACGATCCCCTCTTCTGTCTGCTGGACAAGCTCTTTCAGATGCCCGCTGTGCAGATCGTACACGCAGGCAAACACCTCCAGCGCCACACCTTCACGCCAGGCCTTCAGCACCGGGTCGGTTTTCACCAGTTGGCTGAACTGCGCCAGCACATTCGCTTCCACCAGGCGATTGAGGTGCGCGCCCGGTTCCTCATCGCCCGCCTGCGTTGCCAGGGCGGGTGACAGGGCATTTCTCAGTTGGGTGATACGCCGTGCCAGCGGAGAGTTTTCATCCCCCAGGGGGATGTCCGGCAGGGTCAGCGCCGCCTGCACGCCCCCACAGCCGTAATGCCCACAAAGCACAATGCTGGAAACCTTCAAATATTCAAGGGCATACTGCAATACGCTCATAAAGTTATCGTCATGACTCACGACCATATTGGCGATATTACGATGTACAAAGAGCTCCCCGGGGTGCGCACCGGTCAGCACCTCCGCCGGGACGCGGCTGTCAGCACACCCGATCCATAAAGCATGGGGCTGCTGCCCG